CATTTGGGTTATAGCCCATATTATGGGTAATTTCAAGATACCAGTAAGAACCAGCATTTTGAACTTGACCTATAGAAAATGGATATGTAAGGGTAGATGTGCTTAGAAGGTAATTTGTAGCGCCGTCCCAAGATACGTCGCTTGGCTTTGGGCCATAAAATCGTGTTGTATCTTTATCATAATAAAAATCCCCCTCAAATCCTAAATTGCCTGCTGGAATACCGTTTCCATTAAGGATTGTTTTTCCACGAGGACCTTGAGGACCCACAGAGTTTACTACAATTTTATTGATTTGTTCAGTTATTACAACTGTAGGGTTATCATTATTATTTACTATTGGCATTAGATAGTTACCGATCTACTCAATGTAATAAAGCCTTCAAGCAATTTTGTTTTATTTAAATTGCTATCTGTTAGCATTAAGTCATATGAGGACTTTGGATAGAATAGCTTATTAGTTTGTGTTGGAGTCATCTTAATGGTTATTTTTCCATTTGGCTCGTCTATTAATATTCCGCCTGCTGGTGATGTCAAGGTAAAGGCTAGTTTGCTGCCGCCCTTAGTATCACGAACCTGCATTTTTGCGGAACAGTCTGTAAGATCGATTGGATCACCGTCGTTGTCTTTGTATTCAACGGTAAATGTGAAGGTAGTGTTTTGATCCACTTCCCAATTTTTTTGTCCTGCCATTTTCTAAAATCTCCTAAAATAGGAAAACTCCTATGCCCATTTTAGCATAGGAGTCGTCCTAACTACTTATTAAATTATTACTTCTTTGTAAATCCAAAAGCAGTTTCGTTTGGATTTAAAGCCTTGAGGATAACTGGCAAGCATGCTGCAATACCACCCTTAATCAAGTCTCCTGGGTCTGTATTACCAGTCATATATAGAGCGATGGCTGCACCAAGAAAATGGCGACCATAACTTGCTAACGCTGCTAGAATTTTCTCCTGCATTGTTACCTTTCCATCATTATTTAGATCTTCTTTTGTCATAAGATCCTCCTATTTCTGGGCCGTGTGCCCAGGAATTTTGGGGACTACCCCAATTCTTATTATATACCTATTAAGCGGAAATGTCTACAATCTCACAATTTCCGTCTGATGTACAGGCCAGAGTTTGTGTACCGCTTGTTCCATCTTCCGTCTCATAAAAAGATAAATCTTCCCAACGAATTGAAGACGGCATTTTAGCAAGAAGTTCTAGATATTCTATTTCAGTTACTTCCTGATATGGAGCTTGCTTATATGAGTGATCTGAATGCGGCAGGAATGAAATACCAGATACTTCATCAAAATGCTTATATACCCAAGCACCTACTTCCATCCACTCATCTTCTTTTACAGATACTGTAATAGACGGTTTATGCTCACACCATGCACGTTGATAAACTAACCATGTATTTAAGTGTTCAATAGCAGTTAAATCATTTCTAAGAATTGCACCTTCTGGTGCTTTTACAGGAAACGAGAAAACATAAGTATCATTTGGCTTCATGAAATCGTCTTCTACGGGAATTCCAACTTCCTTTAAAAATGTAGATAGTGGATCCTTCTTGTCTCCACGAACCGTACGAATATAATACTGAGAATGCCATGGATGCATTCCTGAAGATACTCCTACAAGTTGTGATACTGTGCCTGAAGGCTTAACGCATGTAATAGCAGCAGATTCATTAATTCCAATCTTTGCTGCTTCTTCTTTATTTGTTTCACGAGCATAATCACGAAGACCCTCTAAAGCCTCCTCAAGCTTCTTTAGGTTTTCTTTTCCAGAGAAAAACTTATTACCAAATTGCCCTGTTAAGGAAACACCTAGTAGTCGTTCTTCTTCTGTATTATCTTTCCAAATCTTACGGAGATATTTAAAGTCTGTAAGGGTAGATTGCCAAGTTCCAAGGATGGTGGCTAAACGAACTTTTTCTGCTACAGTTTTTGTAGTATCTTCTTCACGAATTACAACTTCGGATAAATTACAAAACTGATAAGGTCTAAGGATAATTTCTGAGCATGGGTTAGTTCCATAGTGGATTTCTGGATCTCTGCGTCCCCATCTTGCTGCTTGTTTCTGAGCTGCTGCAACATTGTATATGCCACGCTCACCTGATTTTGAGTCATATAAATTCTTCCATTCAGCGATAAACTGTTCCATTTCTGGCTTACGAGAATACGCTACTGAGTTATTTGATAGGGCTCGTTGTGAATTATTTTCCCACCAGTTTCCTGATTTTGCCGCTGCCATCTCAATGTCATTAATATTAGAAAGAGAGATCATTGCAGAACGACGAACACCACCAACAACTACAATTTCGCCAATCTTACACATTATATCGTGAGCTTCAATAGGCTTCAACTGACGACCTGCTGCTGCTTTAAATTTTGCAATTGTAAAATCAAAAAGGTTTACAAGCGGTTGTGGTCCAGATGAACGACCACCCATTGTCTTAAGACGAGCACCTGCTGGGCGCAACTTAGAAACATCAATTGATGGAACTTGTCCTGCCCAAAGCATTGCAAGAAGTTCACGGTATGCCTTTGCCCAACCAGTCTTAGAATCTTCTACAACAATAACTGTAGATGATTTTTCAAAAGATTCTGGGACGGCAGGAAGCTTATTAACATACTTATATTCAACAGAGAATCCCACTCCAGTTCCACACATAAGAATATACATAGTTTCATCAAATGATCTTGGATTATCTACTGGAACAAATGAGCAGTTATATCCTGCTACATGGTCTCTTTCTAATGCAGCACCTGCAGTCATTACAGAGCGCATAGATGGCATTACATTACGATTGTAAACGGCATCCTTAAGCTCTTCTATAAGTTTAGATGATGGCTCATAGTTATAGTTTTTAAATAGATGATCAAGCATAAACGCAAAGTATCTGTCTACTGTTTCACCCCATGTCTCACGACGATTTTCTTCAGGAATCCATCTTGCATATCGAGACAATGCAATAAAGTTTTCATAGGGATTTTCAATAACTTTTGCCATTTTTGTGTAAAGCTCCTTCTCCGCCTTGCGGTTAATTAAAATTTTGAATAGATACTAATTCTACCAAACTTTATTTAGTGTGGGAAGGGGTTTTAAAATTTTTCTTCTAAATGTTTAAATGCATTCTTAGTCAACTTAATCCAATTGTATTCTTCATGAATTTCAGTCGACTGGGCATAGTAATATCCAGAATATGCTCTAAAGTTTTCTGTAACATCTAACATTTGCTTTTCTAAATGATCTTGGTCTGGTTTGAACATTTGTCCGACATGTGGATCGCCAATAGCTTTTGGCAAAGTCTCATTTGTAAGTTGAGACTTTAATTTTAATGGTCCTATATACTTTTCATAATTAGCCCAAGGATAGGTTGTTATTGTTGGCATACCGCTTGCTAATCCTTGTAGTGGGATAAAGCCAAATCCTTCGCCCCATGTAGGGTAAACCAAACAGTGGTGGGTATGATAAAGATTTACTAGATTCTCAACACTCATCTCATCTGTAATAATAGATATATTTGAATACTTTTGATTTGGCATAATAGCATTACCAAACTTATCGTAATATCTTAATGTATGTGTATGATGTGCTTTTATAGTTAATTTATATTTAGGATTATTTCCAAATAGTTTAGTAAATGCCTGTAATACATTCTCCCCGCCTTTTCTAGGAGCGGGTTCTCCTACATGCAAAAATCTAAATACATCATTTACTTTTCTACGATATGGCTTCCATATTTCCTCTATACCATGTGGATAAACTAATATATCTTTATTTACTCCATTATTTTTAAATACTTCTGCATTCCAATTTGATGTTGCCCATACTTCATCACAAACATTATTATATGCATCTACCCAATCTCTACGCATGGATGTAGATTCCCAAGGAGTATAACCAATTTGATATTGATTTTTATGTAATTTAAAATGTTGTGGTTGCGTAAAGTTTAGCTGTACTTGAGATTTAGGATCTGACCATCTAACTTCATGTCCTAATTTATGTAAAGAATTAACTATATTTTGTGCAGCGTATCCAAAACCAACAGCTGGATTTAATCCAGATCTTGGAACATACAAAGAAATACGCATATTATATCCTAGTCAACTGACTTGACAGCAACTTACCGCCAATGCTATTATTATAGTTCGTTATCTCTATAGGAGGAAATGCCCATGGAGAATATCAAACAACGTTTGAGCGAAGTTGCTCATAGTTGGGTGCATATAGGAATGATAACATTATTTCTATTTGGTGTCCAACCATCCGCAATAGAAACTCAAGCAAATGCTCTACCAGCGCAAGTTGAAGAGCATAAAACTGAACAAGAAATACAAAAACTGAAAAAAGAAACGCTGGAAAAATTCAGCAACACTGTATACAAGCCTTCGGAGATGCTTACAGACAAAGAGTTAATACAACTTCTTAAAGCTGTAGGTTTTGAAGGAAAAGCCCTTAAAACGGCTTGGGCTGTTGCTAAGACAGAGTCTAATGCTAGACCTCTAGCTTACAATGGTAACAGGAATACTGGAGACAGTTCCTACGGAATTTTTCAGATTAATATGTTGGGTGAACTCGGCATTGATCGTAAAGAGAAATTCGAATTGAGGTCAAATATACTTTTATTTGATCCCGTAGTAAACGCAGAGATAACGTATCACATGACCCAAGGCGGGGAAAATTGGAGCTCATGGTCGTCCGTGAAGACAGGGGCGATAAAAAAGTGGATAAACAAGTTCCCTGTTTCATAGGAATGGAGAAAGTCATTGAAGATACAAACAGTATCTAAATATTTGGCTTTAGCAG